TCAAGCTCCAAGCCATCATCGAAAGGAATGGATCATGATCCTGCTCAACCGAGCATACGGTGGCTATGCCACCAATACCATCGTTCAACTGCCCAAGGACACCGAGGACGCTCTGATCGCCCAGGGGCTTGCCGTGACGAGCGCCGGGCCAGTTACGCAGGGGCCTGTATCAACCAGCTACCAGACGGGCCGGGTGACGGTAGCGATCGGCGCGTCCTCAGTGGTGGTGACGAACGCCTCGTGCAACATCAGCAGCCAAGCCTTTGCTGTCGTCGCTCAAGCTGCAGCGGACGGCACGCTGCTGCGCGTAGAGCGCGTGGTATGCGCTGCAGGGTCGTTCACGATCCACGGCACGGCGAACGCGACCGCGGCTACGGTAATCAACTGGATGCTCTTTCCGTAGCAGGCGCTCAGGGAAAAAACGTGACCAGCGCCCCGCGTAGCGCCACGAGCGCGATAGCGGGGCGTTTTACTTTGGGCGATTCGTCATGAACGCGATGGAACTGCTGCGTGGCGCGCTCGGACTGACAAACGCGGTCGGCGTAGACCAGACGTTGACCGCAGACGAAACGACGGACGCACTTCGCGTTCTCAACGACCTCATAGAGGACTGGTCCACGCAGGGGCTGGCTGTGTACGGGCAGGCCAACCAGACCTTCAGCACTGTTGCCGCACAGGCGACATACACGATTGGCATAGGAGGAAACTGGGCAACGACGCGGCCGGTGAGGATCAATACGCCAGGGTACTCGACCATTCAGGGAGTCACGTTCCAGTGCGTGGAAATCACGCGCGCCGAGTACGACACGATTACCAATAAGGCGCAGCCTCGTGCGTACCCGGACTATTACCTGTACGTGAACGAGTACCCGCTTGGACTCGTCACGCTCTGGCCGGTGCCGGATGCGGTGACGCCGATCACATTCTCGATTGACCGAGTGATTACGGCTGTGCCGACCGCGGCGACGGCGCTCTCGTTCCCGCCTGGATACACGAAAGCGTTCAAGTACGCGCTAGGTGTCGAGCTTGCTCCGATGTTCGGGAAGTCGATCACGAGCTACCCGGACGTGGCGGCGATTGCAGCCATAACGCTCGGGAACATCAAGCGGGCGAACAATAGCCAGAAGAAGCGCGTGATGACGAGCGACCCGGCGTACAGCGACTCGTGGCACCACAGCGGCGGCGACTGGAGAAGCGGCTGATGGCGCAGATCCAGCTATTCGGCCTCGGCGTGGTGTCTCGCTCACCGTTCGTCACTGCGAAGCAACTGGTGAACCTGTACGCCGAGAAGCGCCCGCGTGGAGAAGCTGCGGCGCTCGTGGCCTATGGCACGCCAGGGAAATTGCTATTCCACGATTTCGGCGACACGCCCTGCAGAGGAGGGCTTGAGTTTCCTCAAGGAAACGTGGCCTATGTCGTGCATCGCGCAGTGCTGTGGGAGATCAACAACGCAGGCATCGCCACCAATCGCGGGACGCTGAACACCACGACCGGCCGCGTGTCGATGGATCACAACGGCGTCCAGGTCATGATCGTTGATGGCACGGACGGGTATATCTACAACACTGTCTCGCAGGTATTCGCGCAGATTACGGACGCGGACTTCCCTGCGAACCCGGTGACGTGCTGCGTGCTCTCGCGAAGGTTCATAGCCAATTTCCTTGATTCGAGCCGCTTCTATGTGTCCGACATCGACAACGGGCTATCGTGGGACGCGCTCATGTTCGCAAACGCTGAATCCAACGCCGACCCGATATTGGCGGTGTGGGCCAGCACCGGGCAACTCATCCTGCTTGGGCAGATGACGACCGAGTTCTGGGGCAATAGCGGGGCGCTGGATTTCCCGTTCACGGCCCTCCAGGGAACGTCGAACGAGTGGGGCATCGGAGCGATATGGTCGATTGCCAAGTATGACAACTCGTTTGCGCTTGTCATCAAGAACCGCATGGGCCAGGTGATGATCGCCCAGATGGGCGGCTACTTGCCGAAGAAGATTTCCACGCCAGACGTGGACTCGATCATCAATGGCTACCCATCTATTTCTAATGCCTCGGCCTATAGCTACATGCTAGGCGGGCATCCGATGTACGTCATCAACTTCCCCTCCGCAAACGATGGAGACGGGGCGAGCTGGCTCTACGATGGCTCGACCGGCATGTGGAGCGTGCTGAAAAGCCATCTCCTCGAGCGGGACCGCGCGGAGTTCGGGTTCTCACTCATTGGAAAGCAGATCGTCGCTGACTACGCCACGGGCACGCTCTACCGCCTCGATGAAACCGCATATTCTGAGAACGGCGCTTCTATCACTAGGGAGATCGTGGGCGAAACCGTGGCAGTTCAGGACGCGGCATTCTTTCCGGTGGACTGCCTGCGCCTGGAGATGGAAACCGGCATCGGATTGACGCTCGGGCAGGGTGTGAACCCGCAGGTAGCGCTTTCGCTCTCGCGCGACAACGGGAAGACGTGGGGGCCTGATATGTGGCGCACGGCCGGCGCGATTGGAGAGTACGGCCAGCGCGTCGAATGGCGGCGCCTTGGCACTGCGCGCTCGCTCGTCCCACGAATCCGCATGACAGATCCGGTGAAGCCGGTGTTCGTAGCTGCCTGCATTAATCCGAACACATGAGTCTGGTCAACGCCCCTCCTACAACGGCGATTTCCTCTATAGCCGGTGGTCAACTCACGCCGCCATCCGAGGGATGGAGAGCTTGGTTCAATGCGGTCTACAACGTGACGAACGCGCTGACTATGAGCGGGACGACAGCGCAGAGGCCGGTGAAGATGCTGTGGGTCGGTCGCACGTTCTTTGATCAAACTCTTGGCATCCCTATCTGGCTCGAGTCTGTCACGCCTACGGTGTGGATCGATGCGACGGGGACTCCGGTATGAGCCTGCCAGCGACCGTCGATTCCATGCGGCCCAAGGTGCTCGCGCTCGAGGCGCAGATGCGCGAGATGCCGCAGGTTGAACTTAGGACCGAGCACCATTGGGCAGACGGCATGTACTGCCGCGTGCTCGCCCAGAAGGCCGACACGCTGATCGTTGGGAAAGTCCACAAGCGAGAGCACTTCTTCATCGTGACCACTGGGCGCGTGCAGGTCGTCATGGATGAGGGCGTGCGAGCGATTGAAGCTGGAACGGTGCTCGTATCGAAGCCTGGGACGAAGCGCGCAATCCTTGCGCTTGAAGATTCGACGTATCTGACGGTGCATAGGACGAACAAGAAGAACTTGGCGAAGATCGAGAAAGAGATCGTGGAAGACGATCCACTTGCTCTGTTCGACGCTAGGAACGAGCAAAGGAAACTGACATGACTTGGGTAGCGACAGCCATAGCTGGCTCGGCGGTTGTAGGAGGATTGCTCGGCTCAAGAGCATCACGGCAAGCTGCCTCAACGCAAGCTGAGTCTGCTGCGCAAGGGATAGACGAGCAGGCGCGTCAGTTCGACATCTCGCGAGCGGATCAAGCACCGTTCATGGAAACGGGGGTGCTGGCGAATGCGCGCCTGCGGCGGCTTCTCGGCCTCGATGCCGGATATACAGGCGCAGACTCCGGCTCGCTACTTCGCAGGATCACGCAGGCTGACATCGACGCCGATCCTGTCTACCAGTCTGGACTCAAGTTCGGGCTTGACCAAGGGCGCGACGCCATCAACGCACGCGCCATCGCCGGTGGAGTTCCAGGCGGATACGACTCAGGGGCGACGCTCAAGGCGCTTACGCGCTTCGGGAACGACTACGGCAGCACGAAGGCGAACGAGTCTTACAACCGCTTCGTCGGCGATCAGGGGAACATCTACAACCGCTTGGCCGGTGTATCCGGTGCCGGGCAGACAGCGACGAATCAGGTGCAGGCCGCAGGGACGAACGCTGCGAACAATACCGCCGAGCTTCTGACCGGCGCAGGCAATGCCAGAGCTGCAGGCATCGTCGGCGGCGCGAATGCGTGGGGCAGCGCGCTAGGGGGAGTGGCTAATGCCGCTCAAAACTACCAATCGAACCAAACTCTCCAGGCGCTTCTCCGCAGTCGGCAGCCGTCCTATACGGGATATGGAATGCAGGGAGACTATCAATATGGATAACCTCACTGCAGCGCAGTTGAAATCGGAACTTAGCTACGATCCGGTGACGGGTGTCTTCAGTAGAGAAAACAGGAAACCGCACGCTCCGCGTAACGTAGGCTGCATCTCGGTTTACGGCTATTTGGTTATTCGTGTCGCCGGTGTTCTATACCGGGCGCATCGTCTAGCGTGGTTATATGTTCATGGTCAGTGGCCAGCAGGAGAGGTTGACCATATAGACGGAGACAAGGTCAATAACCGCATAACGAATTTGCGTGATGTTCCAGACGTGGTGAATCAGCAGAACATTCGTAAGCCCAAGAAGAACAATAGAAGCGGGTATTTGGGAGTTTGGGAGACACCATCTGGAACGTTTGTGGCGTCGGTGCATGCGAACGGACGTACCAATCATCTTGGTACGTTTGCCGATAAGGAACTAGCGCATGCGGCCTATGTGGATGCGAAACGAAGACTTCACGAAGGATGCTCAATCTAATGCCACCCCTAGACCCGCGCATAATTTTGGGTGTCCAGCCGCCGCAGATCGCGCAGGATGATCCGCTTGGGCGCTTCAGCAAACTGATGGCGATCAAGCAGGCGCAGATGCAAAGCGAAGTTGCAGAGCGCGGGCTGTCAGATGAAGAAGCCGTGCGCGGCGCATACCGGCAGGCCGGTAACGATCCCGTCGCGCTGCGCGCACTGCTGCAGGGCGGCGGGCAGTACAAGGCCGTGCAGGCGCTGGACAAGTTCGGCCTAGAGCAGAGCGCTCAAGAAGCGAACATCGGGCGTGACAAAGCGGCTGCATCAAAGTCTGGCTTCGAGGAGCGCATGCTGCGCTTGCAGCACGGCGCGTCCATCTGGGACACGGCAAAGGATCAGCCGAGTTACGACAACGCGCTGCGCGTCGGGGTGGTGACTGGCGTGTTCGACCCGAAGGTGCTCGAACACGCTCCAAAGGAATTCAACCCTCAGTTCATCGCCGCCATGAAGGCTGGCGGTCTGAAGGCTGCGGAGAAGTTGCAAGCCGAGCAAAGAGCAGCAGAACTCTCGCAGACCACGGCTCGCGACACCGCGGCGAATACGCGAGCCGGCGTGACTGCGGCCGAGATCGAGCGGCACAACAAGAGGCAGGAGGAGATCAACGCAGCGAGGGCGGCGAGAGAAACAGAAGAATCTAAGCGTCCAATCGTCCAGACCGACGCAGCAGGGAACGTGACGCTCTTTGATAACAAGGGGAATCCAGTCAAGAAGTTGGGAGCGGTCGGCAAGCCAACCGCGGAGTTTATGAAGCAGGAGGCTGCAAAGAAAAAGCTGACCACGGATATCAATACCGCCATCTCGGAGCTTGAGAAAGCTACCGCCGATGGCGGTCTGATCGACAAGTCCACCGGAAGCGGGGCCGGAGCGCTGGTTGACATGGCGGCTGGATTCGTCGGCAAGGCTACGCCAGGAGCAATCGCTGTTGGACAGATGGCTCCGATCTTCGACCTTGTGCTGAAGATGGTGCCGCGCTTCGAGGGGCCTCAGTCTGACAAGGACACGCAATCGTACAAGGAAGCGGCTGGTGCCCTTGCCAACCCGAAAATTCCGAACCCACAGAAGAAGACTGCGGCAAAGGAGATCCTGCGTCTTATGAAAGCGCGGCGCGGCCAGTTCTCCAGCAAGGACATTGTTGGAACTGAAGCCGATGTCGGTGCGGCGCCGTCAGCGGTTGATGCCGCGCTGGAGAAATACAAGTAATGGCAGACCTTGCGACCGTCGAGGCGGCGTTCCTGAAGGCTGATGCCGCGGGCGATATTCCTGCGGCCACAGCGCTTGCTGGTGAGGTTCGTCGTCTGAGAGCATTGCAGCAGCAGCCACCGGCCGCCGCTGCGCCATTGGGAGAAGCGCCCGGCGCTGGTGGCTTGAACATCCGCGGCGAGCGCGTAGAGCCGTCGCTGGCAGAAGACGCCTTCAAGGGCGTAGCCGATTTCTCGACCGGCGCCTCGAGCCTCATGCGCGG